CGCTTCGTGCGAGGGATCACTTATAGGACCAACGATCAACTCGACGAATGGCTCAAGGATCTCGAATACTGGTTCAACCTCGCTGAGAGCTACGCCGAAGCCAACTACTGGCCTATGAATGACACCGCGTGTGATAAGTTCGGGGGATGCAAGTTTAGGGAGATCTGCTCGAAGAGCCCCGGGGTCCGTGGACAGTTCCTGAAATCATCGTTTACGAAGTTAGAGGAGGCCGAAAGATGGAACCCGTTGAAGCCACGATAAACATAGTCTATGTCGTTTATACAAAGGTAAATGAAGTTAAAGAAATCAATGATCTATTCTATGTCCATTTTGAGGGCAGCCGTGAGTCCATTGCGTTTCCTGTTCCAGCCTTTTCTAAAGGCGATGAAGTAAAGATAACTTTTGCAAAGGTATCCAAATGCCAACCCTCGACCAACACCAATCCAACGAATTCACCAAGCTCTTGATAGAAGGAGACTCAGGTTCAGGCAAAACCGGTGCCCTCACCTCCTTGGTCGCCGCAGGCTACAAACTCCGTATCCTCGATTTCGATAACGGCCTCGAACCGCTCAAGCAATTCATCTACAAAACCTGTCCAGAGAACATCGCCAATGTGGAATTCGTCACCCTCCGAGATAAGCGAAAGGCCGGACCAGAAGGCCCTGTGGTATCCAAAGCCACCGCCTTCATCCAAGCACTTAAGCTCCTTGACCGTTGGAAGTATTCGACCGATGATGGAACTGAGATTGACTTGGGAGTCCCCGCAGAGTGGGGGCCAGATGTTATTCTCGTGTTGGACTCCCTTACATTCATGTCCGACGCCGCATTTGATTTTCGTGAGCCGCTGGCGTCTCGTGGCCGTGATGGTAAGTACGACATGCGTGCTGTTTATAAGGATGCTCAGGATGCTATTGAAGGCGTCTTGGCTCTCCTTACGTCCGAAGGTTTTCGAACGAATGTGATTGTGATCAGCCATATTAAGTACATCGACCGTCCCGACGGAACCCAAAAAGGCTACCCTACCGCCGTAGGCTCTGCCTTATCTCCGATCATCCCACGGTACTTCAACTCCGTGGCCCTTTGTCAAACAACCACAGGAGGCAAACGAACGCTTCAAACCCAAGCGACCGCGATGATTGATCTCAAGAACCCGAAGCCTTTTGCAATGGCCACGAGCTATCCTATTGACTCTGGCCTTGCCGATTTCTTCGCTGTTCTTAGGGAACCACCCAAAGCACAACCCAAACCCAAGCTAGTGAGAAAAGTCTAAATGGCAAAAGCACAAACCACTCCTAACTTCGGCGCCCTCCTCGACACACCTTCGTCCGAGGTCGAACGTCCGAAGCCACTCCCGGCAGGAAGCTACACCGCCGTCGTCCATGGCCTGCCACGTTACGACAAGTCCACCAAGAAACAAACCGAGTTCGTCGAATTCACACTCAACCTCCTCGCCGCTGGCGACGATGTTGACGAAGGCGAACTGAAGGAAATGGGTGGCTTCGCCGGCAAGACCATGCGCGCTACCTACTACATCACCGATACGGCCCTTTGGCGCCTTAAGGATTTCCTCGATCATCTAGGGATCGAAGATGAGGGAAGCCTGCGTCAGCGGATCGAAGAGGCCCCCGGCAAGCAAGTCGGGATCTTCATCAAGCACGAGCCGTCGCAAGATGGCACGACCTTCTTTGCCCAGATTGGCAAAACCTTCGTGGTGGAGTAAGGCGTAATGGGGTCCTTACCGGACTGGTCAAGCATACCGATAGGGACCCCTATTCCCCTATTAAAAGGAGGAAAGCCAATGACCGAATGCACCCTTTGCTATCGTGATACTGATCCAATCAATGCAGTTGACTGCACCATGAAGGATTGTCCAATGAACATCGCCTACGTTCGAGATCCATTACTTGTTGAACGTGAGAAGACCCACGGATCATTTATCGAACACGCAACAATGACCCAAGCACTCAAGGACCAAATGCACCACGGTGCTAATTGGTCTAAGCTCTCCTGCCGCCATAAAGAGTCCCTTGAGATGATCCAACACAAGATCGGCCGCATCCTCGGCGGTAACCCTGAGTATAAGGACCATTGGGATGACATTGCTGGATACGCAAAGCTCGCATCGGAGGCTTGCTCGTAACACCTATCTCCGTACCTACCGCGCCAAGCATCGCGAACGGATCGCGGCCCAACGCAAAGCCTACTACCTAGCCAATCGCGCCGCTATCCGATCCCAACAAAGCGAGTATCGATGCCAAAACCAATTATCCTCGTCGGCGAAGCTTGGGGCCAAGAAGAAGCGCGTTCTCAAACTCCCTTCTGCGGTAGCTCGGGGATTGAACTCCTTCGGATGTTAAACGAAGCAGGGATCATCGAACTGACTTCCGAAGACTTTTCTTTCATCAGCAAGTTCTATTCCGGCGGCGGCCCGCTTATGATTGATATGATCTGGAAACTTCATCCAGAAGTCTATCGGACGAATGTCTTCCAATTCCATCCGCCGGGCAATGATATCTCTTTCGTTTGTGGGCCGAAGGCCGAAGGCATCATTGGCTACCCCGCATTGCTAAAATCCAAATACGTCCGAAGGGAGTTCATCCATGAGCTTGAGAGACTGGGCGATGAGATACTCACGCAAGATCCTAATCTTATATTGGCGCTGGGCAATACCGCTCTCTGGGCTTTGGCTGGGACTACTAATATATCTAAGCTACGAGGCTCCACACGTCTTACTACTCATACTGCTACTGGGTTTAAGCTTCTACCTACTTATCATCCCGCCGCCATCCTTAGACAATGGGCCAACCGGCCGGTCGTCATCGCGGACTTATTTAAGGCTCGTCGAGAAGCCGAGTTCGGAGAAATCCGAAGACCAAAACGGATCATCTGGATCGAACCAACGCTAGAGGATATAAAGGTGTTCTATGAACAACACATTAAAACCAGCAAACGACTTTCTGTGGACATTGAGACAGCTGGAAACCAAATTACCTGTATCGGGTTCGCTCCTACATCCGAGTTGTCTATCGTTATTCCAATCTATGACGGACGGAGAAAGAATAGAAGCTATTGGCCTACTAAGGAAGTTGAGTCACAGGTTTGGTCTATTATCAAATCTATCTTGGAAGATAGAACCATCAGCAAAGTCTTCCAAAACGGACTCTACGACATAGCGTTCAACTTTAGATCCATGGGCCTGCCCACATACGCCGCGGATGAGGATACGATGCTTCTGCATCATGCCCTACAACCTGAGTCGCTGAAGGCCCTTGGGTTCCTTGGTTCAATCTATACCGACGAAGGAAGCTGGAAGCACGATCGAAAGGCAACGACAACCATCAAACGCGATGAGTAGCGAATGAGAATAATCGACACCTCAACATCCAAGCCGTCTGACTTTAAAACCCAATGGGAAAGAGATCAGGTTTATAACGGTTTGGATTGTTGTGTAACGATGGAGATCTTAGATGTCCTTTTACAACAACTGGACCAACACACCTCTCACACCTACGCCTTCTCCCGAGCGCTTCAAGGACCTGCTCTCGAAATGCGATTACGAGGTGTTCTCATTGATGCGGCACGAAAGGCAGAGGTTGTTGACGAGTATTTCGACATGCTTGAAATCCTCAACACCAATCTCGAGCGCATCGTTCTTGATGGTGTTGGGATGCATGGGTTCAATTGGCGATCCAACCCAGATCTACATACTCTCTTCTACGAGAAGCTTAAAATCCCTGTCTTCAAGAAAGCTGGCCGCCCAACAGTGGACCGCAATGCCTTGGAGAAAATGGAGTCGTATATCATTGCCCGACCGATTATTCGGCATATCAAAGTTATGCGGGACATTGGGAAGAAGATTGGTGTGCTTCGTACTGCCATCGATCCCGACGGACGCATTCGCACATCCTACAATATTGGTGGTACTTCGACTGGAAGGTTCAGTTCTTCCCTCTCCGAGTTTGGTACGGGTGGCAACCTCCAAAATGTCGAAGAGCTACTTAGATCAATATTTATCGCTGACAAGGGAATGAAGTTCGCCAAGTTCGATGCTAAGGCAGGCGAAAGCTTTATCGTAGGAGCAATCGAATGGAACCTTTTCGAAGATCCGAGATACCTCGATGCGTGTGACACGGGCGATCCGCATACTGCGGCTGCAAGAGTCTGCTGGCCTAAACTTCCATGGACTAACAATCTCGCAACTGACAAGGCTATTGCAGAACAGCCGTTCTACCGACACCATAGCTATCGTTTCATGTGCAAGAAGCTCGGCCACGGTTCGAACTACGGTGGCAAAGCCCAAACACTTTCTGAGCAAACGCAGCTACCGATAGGCGTGGTCCAAGACTTCCAGCCCAAGTATTTCCTCGCGTTCCCCGCACACTTACAATGGCATGCATATGTGGACAACACGCTTCGGAAGTCGGGGACTTTGGTGTCCCTCACAGGACGCAAACGACAATTCTGGGGCCGTCGTAACGACGACTCCACTCTACGTGAAGCTATCGCTTACGATCCTCAGTGTTCTCTTGCTGATATCGTCAACAGCTGCATGCTTACTATATGGCGAAGCCGCGACGCAACGCTCCTATTTCATGACCACGATGCACTCACAGTTCAGTACCCAGAAGATAGAGAAGATGAAATCGTGCCAAAACTTCTACAACAGCTTCGACACCCCATCCCCCTTAAACATAACCGCACCCTTCTGATACCTTTCGATTGTAAAACAGGCTGGAATAAGAGCGATTACGACTCGAAGAAAAATCCAATGGGGTTAAAAGACTATGCACCAAACGATAAGCGGGTCAGGCCCAAGCCGACCCATATTCTTGACCGTACAACACGTTAGGGAGCTTCTTGAATACAATCCAGAAACAGGCATATTCATTTGGCGTAAGAATGGAAAGGTTGCTGGGACAGAGACTAATGGTTACATCAAGATATGCATCTACTTAGGAGTATTTGATACTCCAGAAGAAGCATCTGAAGCCTACAAAGCCGCGGCCGTATATTACTTTGGAGAGTTTGCTAATGGCTAACTCTCCAGCCATTAATGGCAGCGGTAGGCGCAAGTGTGGAAGTTGGATCGATA